GCTCTTCCGATCTACAGTATGGAAAAGGTGCAAATGCTGGACATTGCTTCTGATAAAGCAGCGAAAAAGCTGGTAAAGCTGACAAAGGAAACGGCACCAGAAGTGACAGGTGATTTCGCAAAGGCAATCTCCAGCAAACTGGTGAAAAGGAGGCCGGTGGGGAATATTTACGCCTGGTATGTAAAAACGCCGTTTCACAGACTGACGCACCTGATAGTCCATGGCCATGCTTTGCCGAACGGCGGCCGAACATATGCCAACCCATTTTTGAAGGAAGCCATGGACCAAGTGCTCCCGGAGTATGAGCAGGAAGTGAGGGAGATTTTTAGTGATAAATGAAATCCTGGAAGCGGTAAACATACCGTTCCGGGAAACAAGATTCCCGGATCCTCCAGATTCTACCTATGCCATATTCATGGAGAGCAGAGCTATGGATGCTGCTGACCGGGTTACGATGACATCCGGCGTTAAACTGCCCGGGGTTATAAGCTGTGATGTGACCATTGAGCTGTACGCATCGACGAGAGACCGGGAAACGGAAGCGGCAATAGAAGAACAGCTGATGGCGTATGGCCTGTCCTGGACGAAGCAGGAGGCCTACTGGCTGGAAAAAATCCAGAGATACCAGACAATTTATGAATTTACTTACTATGAAAAAGGAGGAATGACCTGATGGCAAAGAGAGAAAAGGAAAATATCACCTTGGGCTCCGGCAAAGTCTATATTGCCGAGTTTTCCGAGGAGACCGGAATCCCGGAGGTGGAGACCGTCTGCACACCCCAGAATCTGCTGGGCTACATCAAGGGCGGCGCCACCCTGACCTATACCGAGGAGACCTACGAGGAGAAGGATGATCTGGGATTCGTTTCCAAGGTGATCACCACCAGTGAGGAGGCGCTGCTGAAGCTGGGCCTGTTGACCTGGAACGGCAACACCCTGAAGAACCTGGCAGACCGGTGCAAGGTTACGGAGGCGACGGGCAAGCGTACCGTTCACATCGGCGGCGCCGGAAACGCCCAGGGAAAAATCTGGGTGGTGGCATTTGCCCACGAAGATAAGACCGATGGCAACCTGTGGGTTGTCATCAAGGGAAAGAACCGTTCCGGATTCACCCTGACCTTTGCCGTGGACTCCGGCACTGTGCTGGAACCTGAGTTTAAGGCGCTGCCCCAGGATGAGGAAGGCACTCTGATCAAGCTGATTGAGGAGATTCCTGCGGCTTAAAAGAAATCTATGCGGGGGAGATTCCCCCGCATTTTTCATAGGAGGAAGCTATGAGCAATTATGTAGATTTGAGCCGGAACAGAATGCCGGTGCTGACATTTGTGCTGCCCAATAGGGCCGTTGTCCGGGTTCTGCCGCCCACTGTGGATTTGCAGGAGGAGCTGGCAGAGAACAAGGAACAGTTGGTGCAGCTGCTCAGCAGCGAGGAGCATGGCGTGGAGGCCATGTACGACTTGGCAGCAAGGCTTCTGAACCGGAACAGAAACCTGAAGAAGTTTACGGCGGAATCTCTCAAGAAGAAGTATGGTGTGGATGAAATAGATTTGGTGCAGTTTTTTACTGCCTATGCAAATTTCATTTCCGAAATCCGCTCCGCAAAAAACTGAGAATCCCGCTTAATCCCTTTGCGACGGCCGCAGCGGGAGGCCATCATTATAAAACGGAATCCGGAGAAAGGAAGTTGGTGGCCGACTATACCGGTCTGAACTTCCTTCAGATTGGGAGCCTGGACATTATCACCTATTACACATGGCTCCGGGATGCCTTCATAGCCAGCATGGAAAGAACAGAGGCCGGCAGAGAGTACTTGGAGGATGCCTGGCGCATGGAACAAACAGAACCGGACCGGAAGCGGCTTCGGGAGAAATTCGGAAAGGAGAGGAAATAATTGGCCAATCAGATTAAAGGTCTCACGGTAGAGATCGGTGGAGACACCACAAAGCTGGGGAAGGCCCTGGAGAGCGTGAACAAAAAGTCAAGAGACCTCTCCTCCGAACTGGGAGAAATCAACCGCATGCTGAAACTGGACCCGGGGAACACAGAACTGCTGGCCCAGAAGCAGCAGGTTCTGGCGGAGGCAATTTCCAACACCACCAAAAAACTGGATACCTTGAAAGATGCAGAAAAGCAGGTTCAGGAACAGTTTGAAAAGGGAGAGGTATCTGAGGCGCAGTACCGGTCTCTGCAGCGGGAAATACTTGCCACGGAAAAGAAGCTGGACAGCTATAAAAAGGCCATGGACGAGACGGCAGACGCCGCCAGGGACATGGGAAAGCAGACGGAGACTGCCGGAGACAAGGCGGAAGAAGCCAGCCGGGAAATGGACAAGGCAGAGGAATCCGCCGATGAAATGGGCGGCAGCATGGCGGAGGCAGCAAAAATTGGTGTCACCGCCTTGGCGGCAGCGGCAACGGCAGCCGTGGGAGCCATCGTCGGCCTGGCGGAGGGTACCAGAGAATACCGCACGGAAATGTCAAAGCTGGATGCCGCATATCAGAGCAACAATTTTTCGGCGGAGACGGCATACGGAACCTATTACAAGCTGCAGGGCGTGCTGGGAGAGACTGACCAGGCGGTTGAGGCAGCAAACCACCTGGCAGCATTAGCTGAGAACGAAAAAGACCTGGAAACATGGACAACCATTTTAACAGGCGCTTACGGAAAGTTCGGGGCGTCTCTTCCGACGGAAGGATTGGCTGAGGCCGCAAACGAGACGGTAAGAACCGGACAGCTCACCGGAGGCCTGACGGACGCCATTAACTGGGCAGCGGATGCCAGTGAGACATTCGGCGTAAAGATGAAAGAGAACATCGAATTTACCGAACTGTCCCAAAAAGAACTGGAGAAGCTGACAGATGCCCAGCGGGAGGAATATGAAGCCAGAAAGGCACAGTATGAGGAAATCCAGGAGTATAACCAGAAGGTGGCGGAGGCCACCACGGCTGAAGAGAAATTCCAGATTGCACTGGATGACTGCACCACATCCCAGGAGCGACAGAAACTGATTACGGACACCCTCAGTGATTTGTACCTGGAGGCCGGAGAAAACTACCTGGAAGCCAATAAGGACTTGATAAAGGCAAATGAGACCAACGAAAGGATTACCAAGTCCCTGGCAGAGATGGGAGAGGCAGTGGAGCCGGCGGTAACGGACTTCAAGGAGCTGGGGGCGGAAATCCTGGAGAACATGGAAGAGCCGATTAAAAGCGCCTCCGACTGGATTAGAAATAAATTCATTCCGGGATTGAGAGATTTCGGGAATTGGGTACGCACGAATGGGCCTATCATTAAAGGAACGGTGGCGGGTGTAGCAACTGCGGTGGTGGGATTCAAGGCGGCAACGTCTGCGGCAACGATTGCTACAAATGCACAGGCGGCTGCCCAAAAGGCCTTGAATCTTGTGATGAATGCGAACCCTGTAGGGCTGGTGCTCACGGGTATAACAGCGCTGACAGTAGGAATTGTAGCCTATGGAACAGCCGCAAAAGACAGCTTCGAGCCAACACAGCATCTGACGGATGCGGAGCTGGAACTGATGGATGCGGCCAACAAGGCTGCGGAAGCATTTGAAACACAGCAGGCCGCAACCGAAAAAACGATGTCCGGAATCGATACACAAATGAGCCATGTGTCTGACTTGGCGGCGGAGCTGCAGGGACTGGCAGATGCCTCTGGAAAAGTGCAGGAGAAAGACCAGGCAAGAGTGGACTTCATTCTGGGACAGCTGAACGAGGCCCTGGGGACGGAGTACAAGATGGTGGACGGTGTCATCCAGCGCTACGACGACTTGACAGCGTCTGTGGAGAACGTAATCCAGAAGAAGACAGTTAATGCGCTCCTGGAGGCTGGTAACGCTGACTATATAACGGCGTTACAGGAGGAGGAAGGCGCTTATAAAGCCATAGAGACCGCCCAGAAGGACTATGACGCCCAGCTTGCGCTTACGAATCAGAAATACGAGGAATATGTTGCAAAGCAGGAAGAACTGGCTGATGATCTGGAACAGGCCCGGAAGGAAGGCAATGATCGGGAGATGATTCGCATCCAAGGAACGATCGGCGCATACGGGATGGCGTGGGAAGAAGAGAAGAAAATACTGGAGGGAAAAAAGGCGGCGCTGGAGGAAGCAGAGGGGAATTACCAAAACTACCGGGATACGATCCTGAATTTTGAGGATGCCCAGGTTGCAGCCCTGGAAGGAAGCTATCAGGAGGCACAGGACATTCTTCTTGGGAAGAAAAACGCCTATGCAGATTATTCCGCAGCCATTGACCGGGAGACTGCTAAGGTGCTAAAGACTTTGGCGGATGAGGCAGAAGATGCAAGACTGAAAGCCGAGGAAACGAAGAAAAACTGGGAAGACGGCGTTGATGGTTACACGGAAGGAATGGTCGAAGAAGCCGAAAATGCCTATAAGGAGGCTATGGGCAAATTCCAAAATGCCTACAATGATGCATATGGAATCGGTGGAGACGCAGGCCAGGGCTTGATTGATGGACTTTTGTCGAAGCAGCCATCTTTGGAAAATGCATCTACTTCTATGATAAAGAACGGCTTGTTGAAGCCGCAAAGAGTAGCGCTTGATTCTCATTCGCCGTCACGAAAAATGAAGGAGATTGGGCACGATGCTGGAGATGGCCTTATCATCGGCATTGACGAGAAAACTCCGGAAGTGGCTGAGGTAGCCAGAAATCAGTCGGAGGCTATGCTGGAAGCCTATGAAGAACCTTCCAGTTACACGGTCCTCCGAGATGTGGCGGTGAAGGATGCCAGTAGACAGGCACAGACCTACCAGGTGGCGGCACAGGAATCCAACGGAATGCTGGAGAAAATCCTGGAGGCCATAAAGGCAGGGCAGGTTGTGGTGCTGGACGGGAACAAGCTGGTTGGAGGAACGGCCCAGAGAATGGATAAAGCTCTGGGGCTGGAACGGATCCTGGCGGAAAGGGGGGCAAAATGATTCAGAAGCGGAAAACAATCATTGGAACATATAGAGACCGCAGAAAATTCTGTGTAATCGACAAAGTATGACAGTATAGATACTGACGACAAGGTCAAGAATGTTACC